ATTGACCGCTTAGTTACTACAAACGGCTTTGCCTTCATTAGTGCAAGTCCACCATCGATTGAGCCTCTAAACTTCTTGACTCCCATTATCTGAACACCGTGTTGTCCTAACTGACGGATTACAGTCTCGTGTGACGGATCAGCCACAACCATACGCCTAACGTCTCCTGCACGTATTACAGACATTAACTTATCAAAGCCAAAGCCTGCCTCGTAGTGTATCTCGTCATAGTAGTCTATGCCATCGTGTTGCCATAGGTCGATTAGTGTTGTTGGGTTAGACTCTCCAAAGTCCATTCCAGAGCAGATATACCTTGCATTATCTGGTAACTCGCCAACTGACCAAACGGAAGGAGGAAAGATAACGCCTGTCGGTGTACCTACCTCGCCAAGTCCATATACTTGCCACCAATCAGGATCGTGCTTTCTGCTTTCTATGTTGTCAATGGTTACTTGGTCAAGTGCTTCGTTGTGCGTGTAGTTTAGTTTGACAAATCGCACCTTATCTCTAAAGTCTTTGTCAGGATGTCCAAGTATCTCCGTGTGTGCCCAGAACTCGCTAACCGGATTAAAGTCAATGATTGACCACTTGCGTGTCCGTATAAACAACTCAGACCAAGCCTCGTAGCCTATATTGTTTGCCTCGTTAACAAACAAGTAGTCACGCCTTGCACCTCTTAGCTTATCGCCTTGATCAGCACTAAAAAACTCAAAGGTTGCCTTCTTAATCTTGTAAGTATGGCTTGACTTGTTGTGTTGCCGTTCACGATACATATCGTTAGCCGTTAAAATAGCAAAAAAGTCACGCATTGCACCACGCCTTAGATGTGGCAATGACTCCGATACAATGCTTATCAATCCTTCCAGACTGTTCTTGTGTGCTGCTACGATTAGGTATTGCAGGACTCCGTACGTCTTACCTGCTGACGTGCCACCTTGCACGATAACAATACGTCCATCGTCTTGTATTGCCTCGCCTACTTGTCCAAATGCAGATGTTGTTTTCAAATGTTATGCAGTACGTCCATTGCTATCTGTGACATTGGTTGAATCACTATCTGAGGCTCTCCTGTGTTCTCTATCTCTTGGCGTTCAACATACCCTCTCTTCTTGCCTTTGGTCTTTAGGTAGAAGATCGTTGCCGTTGTATTACCGTCCTTAATCTGTTTGTGTAGGCTTGACTCTGCAAAGTCCAATGCGATATCCTCTACGTCCTTGATGGCTGACTTATAGTCCTTGTCCTCTCGCATCCACCGGTAATGTGTTTCTCTGCTAATGCCGACAGCCCTGCAAGCACTTGTCACAATGCCCAAAGACTTCTCCATTGCCTCAACCATTGCCTTTTTATTGATGTCACTTTTTGTCATATTGCTGTTGTTACAAAGTACGCACCGCTATACTTTCTGTCAATCAGTTCTTGTATGTCAATTTCTGCCTTCTGTAATTGCTCTGCACTCTCAAAGGTAATCTTTATTGTTGATTGTTTTTCTTGTTCCTCATCTAAGGCTTCAAACGCCTCGCCTACTTGCGGCACATCCAATGCCCAATCATTTAGGTCGCTAACATTCCACTCGTTTGCAAGCAACTCCCAATCCCAATCTCCAAAGCCTACGTTGTCCTTAATAATAAACTGACGTTGTTCTTCGTCTGTCAAGTCATCAGCGTACACAACAGGCACTTCACTCAGTCCTATTTGCTTACACGCCTTTAGTCGCATATTGCCACCCAGAACAATGTTGTCCTTGTTTAGTACAATAGGTCTAAGTTCAAGCATACGTGGAAACTCCTCGATTGACTTGACCAACTTGTTAAACTTGTCCTTGTTTATACTGCGTGGGTTATTTGGGTTCTGCTTTATCGCAGACAACTTCATTATTGTAGTGTTCATCGTACCTTAAATATACTACCACTTCGGTGTAAGTGTATTGTGTTTTTGTCAAGCACGTCTTCAGGATCAATAGACAAACCTTTATAGCGTATCTCGTAATGTAAGTGTGGCCCTAACGAGTTGCCTGTGCTGCCTACAATGCCAACAGGACATCCTTGTGGTATCCAATCGCCTTCCTCAACTAGCAACTCCCTTAGATGTGCGTAGTATGTTTCCAATTGGTTTAAGTGTCTTACTATAACAAGGTAACCATATCCGCCATTATATCCTTTCTTAGCGTATCGCACACGCCCTAACCAAGAACTATAAACCGTGTCTCTGTTGTTGTGTGATATGTCAAGTCCGTGATGAATTTGTCCGTTTCTGTATCCGTGTCCACTAATTAGAACACCATCAACAGGATAGTGTATATCTGTTAAGTGTAATGTTGCCGTGTCTGGCAAGCTTACAGGTCGGTAATGTATTTGTGATGTTGCAGTTAATGCCCAGAAGAGCGCTAGCACCATTGTATAATAATAAGCCATAGTATTAAAGTTAGTCCAAGCGACATTAAAATTATATCGATCATAGTTCGGTAAGCATTGTTAGTAACTCTTGCTGTGGAAACATATCTGACTTCCACTTGTTCGTATTACTGTGTGTCCATAGTCCTTTGACTCTGCCGTAGTATGCGTCAACGTTCCACTCGAATGCCGCTGCACCTTTTTCCTTAACAAGTTTTGGCAATCCATCACGTATGTCAATGTTGTCTCTGTTGCCTATGAACTCTATTAGGTGTTTTAGTGCGTTAAGTTGCTTGTCGCTGTATCTGTGCCAATACTGTTTGTTTTTAAACGCCTTGTCTAGTTTTACAATCTGTTGATCGTGTACTTTATGCCCTGCGTAACACTTGCCGTTTACAATGTAGCTAAAGTTGCACACCTCGATACCAACGCTGTCTGTGTGCATTGCTTGGTTACCGTTCTTACCTAAGTGCCAAGCATAGCCACCGTCAGGTATACACTTTACAATCTCGCCATCGTACTCAAAGTCTGTGTTAAAGATTGACGGCCCACCAATAACAAACTCGGTTGCAATACGTCCTCGCTTATCACGTCCCCAATTGTCTATACACTTGTAAGGATTGTGCCATCCTGCTGTGTGATGCAAAAATAAATACTCTTTTTTAGTAGGCCCTTCCAGATACTCGCCTTTTGGCAGGTAGTGGTTTCTTATGTCTAAATCTGCAAAGTGTTCAGGCTGCGCATCTGCCTCTTGCTTGTCTGTGGTTGCAAGCTGCAACATTGTCCACGTCTTAGGGCCAACAATGCCGTCTGCCCATAGTCCTTTGTTCTTTTGATACTCCTTAACGAAGTGTTCTGTGATCGGCCCAAATATGCCGTCAACCTCAATTCCAAGTGCTTCTTGGATAACTCGCACATTGTCTCCTGTGCATCCTTGATATAATACTACCATAATCTAAAAATAATTAAAAATGTTTATGCCTCACACACGGTTATAATACCTCCGTTAATCACATCGCTTCCAATTAACACCACACTTCCATTAGGGTTAACGTAGAAAAAGCCTGTGTCTCTGCCTCCTCTAATCATTTTGCTCAACTCAGTAACCTCTGTGCCTCTGCAAAACATTGTGGTCATTTCTCCGTTATACTCTATGTCAATTCTTATCTTCATAATACTGTCGTTTTAACGCTTTTTTGCGTTCATTAAATAAATCATAACGCTCTTGCTTCTCGTGTTCCTCTGGTAGCATCAACATAATGTTGTCAGGGTTTAACTTAAACGCAGGATACTGCCCTTTGCTTAGTATGTGTGCAAATTGCCAATGCCAACGATAATCGTAACGTGGAAGTAATTGCTTACCGGATACCTCGCTTACGTGCTCACGAGTTGCCCAAACAAACTCAAACAGTTCCTTCTGGCTTTTCATAGTCCACAATATCCTGAGTCACACTCTCCAAAACTATCGTCAAATAGCTTTATCTGTGGTTTCCACTTTATAATATCGTCATACGTAATGCCTGTCCTGAATGTACCCTTTGCGTTGCGTTCCATCTTTGCAAAGTATTCCATCTTATTAGCGTTGCGTGTGTGCATATGCTTTAACAACAATGGCCCTCGCCAAAAGCAACCAACGCAGTTGTTCATATAAGCAAATCTTACTGGTTTATCTTCCCAATACAATTCAATTTGGTCTTTATATATGTTGTCATCAATCAACGGATACTCAGGCGAACAATACTCAATGGTCTTCCATTTGTTGTTGCCGTTCTTATGCTTGCCGACTACAATCTTAACCTCTGTCTGTCCGTTGCTGTTTAACTTGGCGTTCATTGTGTTGGCTCTGCGATGCTCATTGGCCCTAAAACCAAAACGCATAACAACATCGTCCTGTATTGTGTTGTGCCTCCACGTTGCAATTGGCAAAGTCTTGAGTTCAGTAGTGCAATACCTTGCCATTTTATTAGGTAAATACCCACTTTTTACTTGCCTCATACCTTCGAACGTTGGCCCTGTAACCCAAGTAATAGGTCGGCCAATAAACTGCTCAAGGTCAAGCATTGTATAGATAATAGTATCGTCCTCTGCTGTGCCTATAAATGGTGCTTGCAATCTGTCCTCTACCTCCTTACGTATCTTCTCGTCTTTAAACCGACAAGATTCATCCTCAATACGCACAAGGCTAAAGACATCGTAGTCAGCAGGATAGTTGGCTGCAATATAACTTGACGTTTTGCCTCCTGATAAACTATTTACCGTCTTCATAAGTCTTAACGACTGCTGTGAGTATTTTCTGCACCACCTCGTCATTTTTCATTAATGCAAGTAACCCCTCGGCACACTTGTTAGCGTCTCCGTGCATCCCTGCCGTGACTACGCCTTTGCGATTGACGTACACTACCAGAGCGTGATCAATGTCCTGAGGTACTGCGTCCTTTATTTTCTGTCTTAATCCCATAACTATAAATTAAAAAAGTCACATAATTCTTTTGGCACACGATAC